CTTGCTCGCCACATGAAGGAAGAATCAGTTGAGCGTCGCGATGTTGATACATCAAACTTCGCTGGACTCGTTGTTCCACAATACCTCGTTGACCTCGCTGCACCTCTTGCACGCGCAGGCCGTCCAACTGCTGATTTCGCAACAAACAAGATGGCACTTCCTGCCGCTGGTATGTCGCTTGAAATCAGCCGTATGACCACAGGTACATCAACAGCAATCCAGGAAACACAGAACACTGCAGTTTCCGAAACAGACGCTGATGACACCCTGCTCTCTGTCCCAGTGCGTACAATCGCGGGACAACAGGACCTATCCCGACAGGCCATTGAGCGCGGAACAGGCATTGATGCATTCGTCATTGCTGACTTGATTCGCTCCTGGCACACAACACTTGATTCACAGGTACTCAACGGAACTGGTTCCAATGGACAGTTCAAGGGTATCCGCGCTTCAGGTGGAAACGCAATTACCTTCACTGCAACAACACCAACAGTTGCATTGCTATATCCAAAGTTGGCAGATGCTCTACAGCAAGTTCAGAGCAATGTGTTCACCACACCAACTCACTGGATTATGCACCCACGCCGCCTAGCATTCTTGCTAGCAGCAACTGACACTGCAGGACGCCCAGTAGTTGTTCCAACTGCAGGTGGCCCAATGAACGCAGTTTCAACTGGCGCAGGCGTTGCTCAGTACGCAAACAGCGGATACCAACTTCTTGGTCTCCCAATCATCACTGATGCAAACGTTGCTACAAACTACGGTGCAGCCACCAACCAAGATGAAATCTATCTTGTTGATGCACGCGAAATGCACCTCTGGGAGCAACCAGGCGCTCCATTCTCACTTCGCTTTGATGCAACTGCCCCTGGCAGCCTAACCATCAAGACCGTTGTGTATGGATTCTCTGCATTCACCGCAGAGCGCTATCCAAAGGCCGCTTCAATCATCAGCGGAACTGGCCTCGTAGCACCATCCTTCTAGTCTGAAGGAATAACTAAATAGTGGTGTTGGAGCAGGTGGGAATCCCCCGACCTGCCTGCTCCAGCACTTCATTATGAATCGGGGGATTCAATGAAAACAGGACACAAAGTTTCAATCGGTGCGTGTGACCCAGGCACCGTCAATGCGGCGTGGGCATATCGAATGTTTCAACTTTGCCAAAATCGCGCCGACAGACTGGGGCCATTCGTCAGAATCAAAGGTTCTGGTTTGCTTTCCAAGATGCGCAATCGCGTTGTGAAAGCATTCTTAGAAAACACAGATTCTGATTGGCTTCTGATGATTGATGTTGATGAACAACTCACAACAGAAGCATTTGATTTACTTATTCAGACTGCGCACGATAAAGAGCGTCCAGTTGTATCTGGACTTGTGTTTGCCGCATTTGATGCCAACAAACATCCATATCCAAAACCCGTGCCAGCAATTTTTCAAGATGTACCAGAAGGCTTCTTGCCTTTGTTCAAGTATGACCGGAATTCAGTGTTTCAAATTGATGCGTGCGGAACTGGATGCGTTCTTATTCATAGAAGCGTTCTTGAAGCAATGCGCGAAAATGCTGACCCAAACCAAGGCGAAGATTGGTGCTGGTTCTGGGATGGTCCGATTGATGGCAAATGGATTAGCGAAGATTTGCTGTTTTCGCGCCGTATAAGACAATTGGGCTTTCCAATATATGTCAACACTGGAGCAGTCTTGCCGCATCAAAAGTCATATTGGTTATCAGAAGAACACCACCTATCGTGGAGAGAATAAAGTTTTGGCGGAAACAAACCGCAACCGCAACACCTGATTTAGAACGGGCAGTTGCACCACAGCCAGAGAAGAGGAAAAAGCGTGGCACTTACAAACGCATACTGCACACTGTCAGACCTGAAGGCATCTCTGAACATTGATGACATTCAAGATGACACTGCGCTTGAAGCAGCAATTATGGCTGCCAGCAGAATGCTTGATGATTACACAGGCCGATTCTTTTACAAAGACGGAACTACTGCCGCACCTGTAACACGCTACTACACAGCGCAGGATTGGTGGACAACCAATACTGATGACTTCATTAGCATCAGCGAGATTGCCACCGACGATAACTTTGACCAGTTATACACAACCGTGTGGGCCACATCTGACTATATGGTTGAACCAGTCAACAATCCTCGCCGTGGCTGGCCTTTGACACGATTGCTCGCCATTGGCGCCTACATCTTCCCATACAACTTGCCACAATCAGTTCGCGTCAGGGCTGTCTGGGGTTGGTCAGCAGTGCCACAAGAGATTCAGATGGCTTGCAAGATTCAGGCATCACGCCTATTCATTCGCCGCCAATCGCCGTTTGGAATCGCTGGCAGCGCAGAACTTGGAACTGTTCGTTTGAGTTCCCGCCTAGACCCAGATGTTGAAATGCTTGCACGCCCATTCCGCAAACTTTCCTGGATGGCAAAATGAAACCCAGTTCCATTCGTGAGGCTCTCAAGAAGCAATTGGAAACAATCAATGGATTGCGTGCATACGACACGATGCCTGACCTGCCACAGCCACCTTGCGCTGTTGTTGGCCAATTAGATTTCACTTTTGATTTGAACAATAGCCGTGGTTTAGACCAGGCCAACCTTGATGTGTATGTTCTCGTTCAACGGTTTTCCGAAAGAACAGCACAAGACAACCTGGACAAATACCTGTCGGGTTCTGGTAATTATTCAATCAAGGCTGCCATTGAATCAGACCTTACCCTTGATGGTTCTTGCAACACACTGCGCGTTACATCAGCAGAAGCGGGAACTTATCTGTCAGGGGATGTTGAATACTTATCTTACCGTTACCGTCTAACAATATGGGGCCAAGGAGAATAAATGACATACACAGTGAATTCTGACCGTTTCGCTTTGAAGAAAAAAGGCGAATCAATTTCAGATAAAGAACTGCTTGAAGCAGGATGTAATGTTGAGGCGTTAGTCTCCGCTGGCCATCTTGTGTCTGCAGTAACACCAAAGGCAGCACCAGCATCAGAAGGAGAAACTAAATAATGGCACGCATCGTACTCACTGACGCGTCTATCGTAATCAATTCAGTGGACTTATCAGACCACATTGCCAGCGTCACAATCTCAACATCGGAAGATGTGATTGACACCAGCGCGTTCTCATCAACGATTGCTGCTGGTCGTACTCGCGTTGCTGGCCTTGGCGATAATTCTGTTGCATTAGAGTTCCACCAGGATTTTGCAACATCCTCGGTTGAGCAAACAATTTATCCGCTTCTTGGTTCACTCACCACCGTGGTTGTGAAGCCAACGAGCGGCGCAGTATCTGCAACAAATCCTTCCTACACATTCAGCGCTCTTGTTTCAGAATGGCAAGAGTTGTCAGGTTCTGTGGGAGAATTGGCCACTGCAAGTGTGACTTGGCCAATTTCAGGCGCTATCACAAAAGGAGTATAGAGAATGGCCCGTTTAGTTCTAACAGATGCTTATGTGGTGCTTGCCAGCACTGACATTTCGCAATATGTCACATCCGTGACACTCTCTTCAACACTTGATGTTGTTGAGACCACTGGTATGTCCAGTACCAGCCGCACCCGTGTTGCTGGCCTTCGCGACAATCAAATCACTCTTGAGTTCAACCAGGACTTCGCTTCTGGCGCTCTTGAAACTTTGATTTATCCAAGCGATGCAAGCACCAAGATTGGCACCGCAGTTGCAATGACTGTCAAACCAACCAGTGCAATCACATCTACAACAAATCCTGCATACGGATTTTCAGCGTTGATTACAGAATGGCAATCAGTATCAGGCTCAGTTGGCGAATTGGCAACTGTCTCTGTCACCTGGCCAATCTCAGGCGCAATTACAAAAACAACCGCATAACAAACTAAGGGGGAAATGATGGACGGTTTAGCAATCAAAGTAAAGACCGCAGATGGCAATGAGTCAGTCTATAAACTGACACCAAGAATCATCGTGGCTTTTGAACAGAACTTCGGCAAGGGTCTGCCCAAACTAATCGGTGAAGAGCAAAAGATTGAGCATATTTACTGGTTGGCTTGGAAGGCACAACAGGTCAATGGTGTCATTGTGAAGCCGTTTGGTCCTGAATATCTGGACACGATTCTCAATGCAGAGTTGGACGCAGACCCAAATTCCGAATCCACCGCGACAGTCTGACCTATACGGTTGCAGTAATCGCGGTGGAGACAGGCATTTCACCAGTTGACTTACTTGATGCCCCTGAAGGTATCTTGGAAGCAATCGGTGTTTATTTGAAGGAGCGAGCAAAGAAAAATGGCGGATGAAATAATCGTTCTCACTGGCATCAAAGAGACTGTTGATGCTTTGAAAGAGTTCGACAAGTCTGCTGTTCGCAAGTTCAATAAAGTTATCAATACAGAACTGGCCAACGCCGAACGCGATGCGCATGGCATTGTTCGTGGCATTGGCAACGGGAAAACAGATACTCCAATGAGCGGCTGGCGGCCATATAACGCCGCCAAGCCGCGAAGAAGTTCGCGTGGTGGCACTGGCTGGC